CGGGGATCTTTTTTATATCATAAATTGAGTCTGTTATGGCTTTTTAGATACAATTTTCCCGAACTAAAAAATCCCCGATTTCTCGAGGATTCGTGAGATTTATTCAGTTGATTCCGTCGGTTTAAATTTTAGATCATCAGGCAATAGATGTTCATTTTCGAGAATATAATCTGCCATCAGCTCGCGAAGTTTTGATGAAAAATCGATATCTTTTCTTGCATTGATATAGTCAAATCGATCTTTTTGCTCGCGTGAGACATAGAATGCCACTTTCATATCATACGTCCTTTTCACTATCATTTCCCCATTTGGATTTAAAATTGAGGGAATAATAGCGAAATCTTTTTGGAAAATCAAACTTATCTAGCAAAGAAAGCCGAAAAGCGTGCTACAGAGACAGAAAAAAGACTGGAAGCCCTTGAATCTGCAAAGAAAGACGCACGCTAATCGGCGGGGGGAATCTGTTTTGAGAGGATCGCAACATCCTCTCATTTTTTCCCAGCCGTTGCATTGTAAACGCAATGAAAGATTTTTTCAAGAAATATGGAACATTTTCGACGGCGATAACAATCGCACTGGTTATTGGTTGCATTTTTAACATGTATAGTTATCCACCGATAGCATATGCTGCTGTTGCGATAACATTTTACAGAATTGGTTTTTTGCAGGGCTCGCAATCTGAATAAAAAAAAGATCTCTCGACTCGTCGGGGGTCTTTTTGTTATTCCGAACTAAAAAACCCCGATTTCTCGAGGATTTTGTTGATATTTATGGGAAAAATTGCAATAAAAGGATTGACGAAAATAGCTTTCAATATTATAATTCAGACATCAAAAGCGAAGGAGGTGACAGTGTGCTAGACGCTTTAAAGAGTATATTTTATTGGGACGGAATCATATATCTTGCGGCATGGTTGACGACAATCAATCAAGGATTCGATTTGTATCAGAAAATCAAAAACGATCTGCAAATCTCCTCCTTTGCTTGATTCTAGCACACAATCCGCATGAAATTCAATTTGTTTATCCTGCTATTTTTCATCGCGATTATCTATCGAATGACAGGATTCGAAATGACTCCTGCTAATCTTATCACATTCATCCTGATCGGAATTGTCTCTGTTGAATGGTTGATTTATATTATTTTGAGAGTCTATCGTCATATTTTAGAGGCACGCAATGGTTGAAAAGAACGTTGGACGTCCAAAAAAGGATATAAAACGCGAAAATCGGTCATTAAAAGCGTTTGATGATGAATGGGATTTAATTCGACGATTCGCTAAATTGTTGAAATATCACGATCTTGATGCCTGCCGTGAATTTGTTGAGAATCAAGAAAAAATCGCTGAACAATCCAAAAAATAACTTTTTAGATCTCTCGATTCGTCGAGGGATCTTTTTTATTCCGAACTAAAAATCCCCGATTTCTCGAGGATTCGTGAGATTAATCGAGCTTCAGATCTTCTTCCATTTTATCAAGATATTCATCGACAATTGAGAGATCAATGAATCGCATGATCCGCTGAAGTCTTTTTAAACGTTCATATTCATCGGGATAAGAGCGAATTGTTTTGACTGGACGCTGTCCACGTTCCTGCGGAGGTCTGCCTGTTTTTTCCATCACAGATCCTCCTCAAATTTCTTGCGAACTTCATCAGAACCAAATTTCATGACGAGACAACCGAAATGAAATCCTGCAGTAAACATCATGAAAAGGCTGAAATTCGGATGATTCTCGTAGAAAATCGCAATTACAGCGAACGCCAGCATAAAAATCAGATTGTATTTCACTTTTTTCGCATGGTAGAATCGCATCGGCAAAAGGTGGAACTCGTGATTCCCTCTCGAAGGTTGCCGTGGAATTTGAGAGTGGCTATTCGTCACTCTCTTCGTTTTTGTGGGAGAATTTTTCGCGAATCCATTTCCATCCCGCTTTAGCATTTGAAATCGCTTTATCTCCGTTTGCAAGGATTGTCACGATGCTCGCGATAATTCCTAACCCCAACACTATCGATTCCACCATGCGCACCTCCTCTCGTTTTGATGTTTGTATTATACATTTTGTAACACCAAAACACAAGAGGATTTTTATGATTTATATAATCTTTTCAATATCCTTCCAATGTCTTTTTGATTTCTATTCGCGTCGTATATCCATTGGATAATTCATGCGTCGATCGGCTGATTAAATATTTCCCCGAATATATTCCAAATCCGGAAATTTCAACTGTATTCCCGCTCAATAAGCTGAAATCGCCTAACATCGTGAAATTCCCTGTCGTCTCCTCGGAATTTTTTTCTCGAAGACGTTTTCGAGCTAATCTCTCAGCTTCCGCTTGAGTTTCAACTTTCTCTCGAATTTTAAGACGCTTGCCGCTCGATTTCGACGGATCTTGAAATTCTGCTGTGATTAATTCACTTTTTATCCCATGCTGATATGATATTTCACACGATTTATATACTTCAATCGTCTTCGTTTTGAGACTAAATTGCTTGATTTTCCCTGAATCCTTCGAAATTGTTGCCACTATATCCCGTTTTTCACAATCTTCCACGTTAAATATGATTAATTGTGAGTCTGTTATCTTCAATGCACAGCCCGATTTTTTACACAGTTTCTTCAAAAATGACAGATCTGATTCGCCATCCTGCTCCACTCGATCAATTATCGGATCTTCCGACGTTTGATAAAATAGTTCAAGATGTGCATTATCAGCTATATCATTGGCAATTTTCGACAGCGGAATTTTTTCCCAAGATCGAGATTTATCTGTCGCTCGTAATTCTGAACTATTTGGAATTGATACCAGTTTCAGTTTGCATTCCGACGGTGACAATGTATTTTCTACCGTATCTACTTCAAATTGCCCAAGATCTAAACTTTCCTCGCCATTTTCATCTATTCTAACGATCGATATTCGCAAAATCGATTCTTTCGTTGGAAACCAATCCGCTATGAATAAATTATCACGATCGTGCAGTGTGATCGTCGCGGAATCTGCCTCGTCACTGACTTTCTCCTCAAATGTAAATGATTTTACAAAGGGCGCAATATCTTCAGAAATATCATTTCCGTCGTATAACACTCTAATTTTATGGCGTCGAGCTTGCATTTTTACGCTCCAAAAATCTTCACTACATCATAAAAATCGCGTGCTATTCCACCAATCGCACCATTCTTATACAATAATTCGTGGAAATTTTTCTGATCTGATGTAGGTCGTCCATTTTTTGATTTCACTTCGATAAATGCAAATTGTCCTATGATATTTCCGACGTCATTTTGAGTAATTTTTCGCGGAATTATTCCAATTAGATCTGGAAATCCCTTCGGAACTCCAGTTGAAAACCAGCGAGGTTTATCGTTCCATGTATGTGATAAATATCCCGAACCGACGTTGATTCTCCAAAATTCTCCCGATTTCCATCTCAATAAATCCAGAATCATGCTCTGAATTTCATGTTCTTTCATTTTTTCGATCTCCATGGTGGCAGTTTGGAAGTTGAAATCGATGAATCAATATCTGGAATTTGTAGTATAACTCCCGCTGAAAATATCACAGTGAAAATATATTCTCGATTCGCATTTATCAATTTTTCAACGTATTTTGACGATCCAAGTTGCTCATATGCTATTAAATCCCACGTGTCACCAGATTTTGTTCGATATTCTTTCAATGTTTTACCTCAATTCATAGTATATTCTTTTTGAAAGTTTGATTTTACAATTTACAGATTCGCATGTTATAATTCCAAAAATTTAAAGAAAGGATTGATTTCGATGTTGGAACTTCAGATTCAAAACAATCAAATCGTTATCACATCGTTGCAAGTGGCGGATGCATTTAGAAAGGATCACAAGAATGTTCTCGCGGCAATTCGATCTCTTCGAAAGGACATGGAAGATATCTATGCAGGGGCTAAAAAGTTAGCGCATGGCAATTCATCTATTCTCTTTGTTGATTCGACGTATGAACTTCGTGGAATTTCATTGCCTTGCGTCTTTATGAATCGCAATGGATTTCTGTTGCTAGTCGCAAGATTCACCGGCAAAGTTTCTCTCGAAGTAAAACTCAATATTATTGATGCGTTCGATAAATACGAGAAAAACCTGCATCAATTGGAGATTTTGAAAAATCGCGAAAATGATATGATCGCGCTCGGTGTCAATGAAGGAATTGCAAAACTTGCGTCATTTGAGCAAACGTCGTTAGAATTTGGCGCAGATTTCAGACTTCCAACGTATAAAGAGCCCGATAATCTCCTAAATCCTACGCAAATCAGTCTAATTCTTTGGAATGAAAAGCATCCGCGGCTCATAAATCGAATTTTGGAAGAAATGAATTTTCAAGAAAACATCGGCGGCAAATGGATCGCAAAAGGCAATGGAATTTTATATTCCGAACGAATTCCATTCAACCATAACGGGCATGCAGAACTTCAATTAAGATGGAAATCCTCGATTATTGAAGTGATTCGACCGTTTTTAGAGAAAAATGATGTTGAAAAATCTATATCTCCACCAAAAAATGATGAAGAAATGCTCACTGTCACGCAAATCGCTAAGATTTTGAACCTTCCAGCGTCTGAAATCAATCAAATACTCCGTCAAATGAAGTTGCAGCGACGATTTCGAAAAATATGGATTCCAATCGGCGATGGATTAAGATATATCGGAACGAATCGGAAATGGAAAACGTCCATTCTTGAACTTATCAAATCATTCTTGCAGGAAAGATTCGATAAATGATGTTCAAAAACGGACGTCAAATCTCTAAAAGCAAATCGAATTGTAAAACATGAAGATCGATCTTGCAACTCGAGATCGATCTTTTTTTTTCATGAGAATGCAACTCTCTCACGTTCATACTGGAACGATCTCCACATATCTTCGAATGATTCGCGCATCGATGTTCCAATTTGATCGATTATTGATTGATCGGAGTTTCCATTGACATTGATTGACAAATTGAAAACTGGATTTGAATTTGAGACTTGACTTTCTGAATTGAATACTCCCGATGGTTGCAAAGGATTGAATGATCCTCCATCGGGAGCATTTTCATTCGGCAATAATCCCAATAATTGACCGGTTTGAAGCCATAAATCCTGAGCACGTTGCGATCCATCTATGGGAATTGCTGCTTCTGGCGATTTTTCTGCAAATGTCGTCAAAAAGCTCCCTCGATTATAAATTCCACCGAGTGCATTGTGAGCTATTGGAACTCCACCGGCAGGGATAGAAATTGTCGGGACATTGATTTGAATTGCCGATATTTCAGCCGCTTTTGATGATAATGCAGAAGAAACTTGATCAGTAGAGGCAGACATATTCATAATGCTTGCGCTTGTCGCTTGACTTGATGAATCAAGAAGAGACATATTAGCAGAAGTTTGTTGAGTAGCAGTGTCAAGAAGAGAAAATTTTGTTGATGCGGTTTGAGTCGCAAAATCAAGAGTCTGTAAATTTGTCGAAGTGTTTTGAGTTGCAAAATCAAGAGTCTGTAAATTTGTCGAAGTGTTTTGAGTTGCATTATTTAGAGATTCCATATTAGCAGATGCAATCTCAATTGATGCAGATTCTGGAAGTGATCCGCCGATTGATATCCCCCCTGCATTTTCACCTATCAATTTATTATATACACTAGATATCGAATCAAAAGCTCCAGAAAATGAATTCCAAATCCCTTCGAATAAACTTTTTATGATATTTATGAATGATTGAACAGAATTCTTCATTCCTTCAAATAATGCATCCCATGCCCCTTTAATATTTCCTTGCATTAATTGGCTGACAACATTACTCACGTTTGTAGCAATATTAATGATAAAAGCGATAGCATTTCCGAGAGTTGAGATGATAGTAGCGGCAATTCCACCAATAAACGTCGCCAATCCTGCTAAACCTGCCGTCATTCCGTTTATTAAAGTATCAAGTGCACTTCCATCTATGCTTGAAAATGCTGTCTGAAATTCTGCAAATGCAACTTGAATTTTATCAATTGCGCCTGTAAATGCAGTTCCGATCGTGTTCCCAATTTGTCCAAATACTTCCGATAATTTATCCCAATTTTTATAAATTGCATATCCAGCAAGAGCTAAAACTCCGACAATTGCAACGACAGCGGCGATCATAGGAAGTATAGAAATGAAAGACGATCCTAATCCGAGAATTGCAGTCTTGATTTCTCCAAATGTTAAAGCGGCTCTCAAAGCAGTAAATCCTGTTGCTATTTGAGTAATAAATCCACCAATAATTGTATAAATCCCTCTTATTACTGCTGGAATTCCCATTATTAAGGAAGGAATTGATGAAATAAAGCCAGCTAATACTCTAAAAGGAGTTAAAAGTGATGGAAGGAATCCAGAAATTATGGCAATTTTAGCACCGAGAAGAGCGAATCCTGATGACGCTAATCCCGCAATCGCGCCTAAAATTCCTAATCCTGCCGCTGATACTGCAATAGTCGCTATTCCTGCCGCAATTGCTCCCAATGCCTGCACTAATTGAGTATTTTTGGCGAAAAATGCGTCGATTTTACTAAAAATTACTGCCGCTGTTTCATATGCTTGACGAACTATCGGTCTAAAAATTAATCCGACTGTAACTTGAATCGATTCCATTGCCGATTCCATTCGATTTTGCGCTCCAATGACATTATCTGACATCTTTTTAGAAACTGATTCCGCAGTTCCTCCAGCATCCTCTAAATTACTTCGAAATGCTTCAATTTCCGCTATTCCATTTGAATCTTTTTTCTGAAATGACTTCATTAATGTCAAGAAGCCTGGAGTAGCTGGAACGCCGGCGATCATTCCTGCATATGCTAATTGATCCTCTTCAGAAAGATCCTTGAATTTTTCAGAAAGTGCCTCGAGAGTTTTCCAAGTTCTTGAATTTTCATCTGAAATTGAATTGAGTTTTTGAGTTTCCTCGAGTCCCAATAATTCCGAAATTCCTAATTGTGCCTCCATTTGCATTGCTTGAGCGTCAGATAATGATACTCCCATCGATTCTGCGGCTTTTTTCGCGTTTTTTCCTCCACCACCTACACGAAGTATAGTTGCACGCGATGCAGTTCCTGCACTTGATCCTTTGATTCCAGCGTTCGCCATCATCGCGACCATAGATTGAATTTCCGCTGTCGACATATTTGCCGCTGACGCTACTGGCGCGACATATTTCATCGCTTCATGCATTTGTTCAATGTCTGTATTGGAGTGAGTGAATGTATAAACTATTTGATCTGCGAATTTTTGAACTGCCGCTTCTGACGATGAATCAAGTCCTAATGCTGTCATTTCGTCTGATATGATATCTGCTGTTTTCGCGATTCCTAAATCTCCCGCCGCTGCAACGTTCAATAGTCCAGGCAATGCAGCGACTATTTGATCCGCATTCCAGCCCGCTAATCCAAGATAATATTGCGCATCAGCCGCTTGTGCCGCTGTGAACTGCGTAGATCTCCCTAAATCTCGAGCTATCGCCGATAATCGCGCTAAATCTTCATCACTTGCTAGAGTCACTGCTTGAACTTTTGACATTGATTTTTCAAATGTTGCCGCAACTTGAATTGACTCTTTGAATGGATTCATTATTGTTGACGCGATATCTGTTGCAGTTTGAAATGCTCCATACTTATCCTGTAAATTCTGACTTGCATTATTGAATCGATCTTGCGCTTGACGTCTAGATTCTTCACGTTGAAATGCTCTTGATATTCTTGATTCTTGATCCGAAAAATTGCCATAATATCCTGATTCTCGCATTGATCGTTGATGATCAGCCATTTGTGACGATCTTCTAC